TTATGACGTCTATGGCCATCTATGATAGTCATGTCATTGGCTACTACAATAGGAACTAGAAGTCCATTAGCTTTAATGTTACCAGCTAATACTTCTGTTTTATTCTCCCGAGTTGGGGGATTGTAAGGTGAAGGGACTAAGGTATTTAATGCGACCTTTAGATATTTCACTTTAACTCCTTGTGTCAGTTGCTATAAGGACTACGTCTTTGTTTTCTTCGTCCTGTATAACGTTATTGATTTCATTCACTGATTCCTTTAGCGAATGTTCATGATTCGTAAGTAATGTGTCTATTTCAGCTAGACTCATACTTTCGACTTCTTCGTGAGATATCTGAAGCACGTTCAATACATGCTCCAGATATGCTTTTACTTTGCCCATTAGGCAAGTTGTGCTCTTGCGAGCCTGTAGGCTTTCGCCTTGGTTCTAGCTCTGACTGTAATCAGTGCTGAATTAATCATAAAATACCACTTAGGTTTCTTTGATGGTCTCATCTTATTCTCCTTTACGGGGCTTGTTTAATAGATGTTTAGTGACACTTTTAATTGCTTGATTGCCTTTGCGGTTCTTAACGCCTTTAATTGGGGTTTGTATGACCACTTGACAACCTTTAGCCGAACGACTAATTACGCCTGTCATAACATCACCTTTTATTGTTCTATCTTTCATATTGTGAACTCCTTTACGGGTTTATTGGTTAATAAAACTTTGCGTTACAGATAACCAAGGACTTCAGTGCCCCTAGTAATCTGCAACGCCTTCAGATGTTAGGATGTCTCCATCCTTTTATGCAACTGAGAGTGACTCAACTACACAGGTTACGAACCATCCATCTGGCTTAAGTTTATGCAATCGCACCTTTCCGCATATGCTAGGAGATGTCTCTTTTGAGGACTTGATTGCAAAAGACTGTTCGTTACTACATACGCTTAATTTTAAATATGGGATATGTTCATTGCGTACTCCACTTAATAGATACAGTCATAAAATATGTAGCATCCTCATCTCGGCTACGAGAGCATTAAAAGTTTGCTGGAGTTAATCTTACCGCTCCAGCTCGGTGCGTAGTTTGGATACTTTCATTGTTGCTTAGCCTATCATAGTTTAGACTCCTTGTATTGGGTGTAGGATATCCAGTCAAATGAGTCAAGACCGTATCCCTTGGTTAACTTAATAACTGTTATAATCAATTCTATTGTGTAATGTATAAGTGCATTCATTGTCGATTCCTTTAACCTGTGGGTGTGATAAAATAAGACTTCGCATCATGCCCGTATCCCAAGGCTATGAACCTTAGGACACGGGGGGAATTCGGGTGTTTATACTTCAGAGCCGAGCATATTGAGCATATTAGACTCTGGTGTGCGGGTATCTGGTACAAGCTGAATCTTGTGAGACTCGGTGAACTTTTGGAGACCAAGCTTAGTTACGTAAGCAGTGCCTTTAGGTTCGCATTCAAGTGTACGAGTGATACCGTCAGCCATTTGGAGAGACTTACCGTGGAATGGTAGAATCTGTGCAAATTTCTCATCCGTGATTACAGTGGCATTGATGTAGAACTTGCTATGCTTACTGCCATCTTTGGTCTGGAATTCAAACTTGAGCCAGTCTTTAGCTATGTCAAACAGTTGGTTCAATACTTTAATCATGATAGTACCTTTGTCCTTTGTGTTGGTTTCTGGTAGATGTTGTACCTGCCAGAAATATGCAGGGGCTAGTTGAACCAAGGAGCGTGGCCGTTGTACGGTGCATGGGAGGAAGGGTTGACAATCTGCGAAGCAGATTTCAACGCTTCTAGGGGCCCATGCCCGTTAAAACGGACGCGGTACGGTTCGTTGTATACCATGTAAGCTCATTCTACAGTATTTTTTGGAATATTTTGGAATTGCAACCTGAATCGGTTAGTCCCACTAACCAGTTTACTGCTGTTACCCCCTAATCCCTATATATAGTAACTTAATGGGAATCACTTCACCCTAATAATAGGTATTGCATATAACGAATAATTGTTTTATTTTTTTAATAATATTTGGTTACGTATTACATAGCCTATCTATATAAATAAGGGGTTACTTCGCACTATGTTAGATGACACTAGTACGGACTACAGGCTAATACAGGGGTACATCACTGAGAACGGTGACTTAGACTACCAGAGCTTGTGGGACGATTTAATAAGAATGACAGGATTCTCTGCTAAGGGGAACCGGGAACAGAGATTTAAGGCAGTTACGGAGGCTTACGCGAGATGGACCAAGACAAACAATGACGATATTAATGAAGCTAGGGAGGATAACGGTCCTATGGCTGGAGTTACTCCTATTAATGATGTATCTAGGGGTTATCCGCCTGTACCACCTATTAGCCCGGTGGACTGGATTACCTACCGCAAGGGAACTAAGGGAAAGAATGATTACATTATTGAGGCTTGGGGAAGGCAAGTAACCTTTGAGGAGGTTGCTCAGTTGTTTATTGAGCTGTATAAGAATGAAAACCGTATATATCCCCCGCCTAGGTTTAAGGGGGGCAACATGCTTATAGAATTTTTACTAGAGGCTTTAATAGAAGGGGCAGTTACATGGAAGTTACTAAAGAAGTACAAGCTTATACCGAATTTCTAGTCATTCCTAATATAACTTATTATATAAATAAGGATACATCACAGTCTTGGAGCGGTATTGTTTTCTGTTACAATTAATCACAGGGATATAGGTCCCACTGACTACACTATCTACCTATCAGGGGAGGCTATAGAGAAGGATTTAGACTTTGACTACTGGCAGGATGCAGATGAGGGTCAGTATGCTCTAACAGACGACGGATATGTAGCTAAAATAATCAAAAAGAAGGAATATACTGACATAGCAGGTAGAAAGTCCTTTTATTACCGTATGCCTTTTGGGTATATTATGTGGGACAGTAAGTACCCTAATAAAAAGCTTAATTGTGGTGGCAGGATAACGAACACTACCATGACTGGGAAGAGATGGTTGGAGGTTAGGTGTAATTCAGATGATTACCAAGACTTAGCCTTTTGGGCGGCTGTTACAGAGAACCGTGATGTAGCCATTGACAGGGTATATGGTAGCGTATCGGTAAGTAAACGTCGTAAATTAAAGCGCCACATGCGCACTGAGAGTTTTAAAAGTATGAAAAGAGATGAAGCACAGAAAATGTTAGCTGACAATATGTTAGATGCTGACTATTTCATAGATTTAATGAAAAAGGGTGTTGATATAGCACTAAAGAAGGAAGATGTTAACGGAATAAGGGGTTTTGTTAACGATGGTATGGAGATACATGGTATGAAGGATAAGGAAACCATAACGGTCTCTGAGAAGATAGAAGCCGTACAAACCAGAGCCTTAATTGACAATATCAATCAAGAAGAACATAAACTCACAGCAACAAGGACTCAAGAGCTACCTGTAAATGGTACAGACAGTTGAAGTAGATTCATTCGAGACTAAGTGGGCTGAGCAGAATGCCTTAAAGAAACTGAAGGATAACATTGGTCTATTTGGTAAAACAATGTTCCCTACAGCTTTGAATAAGGATGTTCCTCCTTTTCATCACCAGATTTATAAATCCTTAGCCGATACGTCTTTAAAGCGAGTACTCATAGCGGCTCCGAGAGGAACTGCTAAGAGTACAGTAACCTCCTTGATTCTTCCCCTGCACAAGGTCGCTTTCAAGCCTTCGGCTGAGGATTTGTTTATAGTTATCATATCCGAGAGTCAAAGTCAGAGTATTAACTTTCTATCTAGGATTAAGTATCATTTAGAGAGTTCTGGTAATTTTAAACAAATGTTTGGGGACTATGGTCCTCTCACAGCAAAGAGGTGGACTAATAATGACATTGTTCTTGCAAATGGGGCTCGTATTGTTGCCGTTGGTACTGGGCAGAGAGTTCGGGGTTTTATCGAAGGGGATACCCGTCCTAATCTTATCGTTGTTGATGATTATGAATCAGAGCTTAATGCCGCCACAGCAGAAGGACGAGCAAAAAACCGGAAATGGATAACAGAAGCGGTAATCCCATCCCTATCTGACGAAGGCAGGGTTGTTATGATTGGCACTGTTATATCTGAAGATTGTTTCTTATATTGGGCCAAGGACTCGCCAGCTTGGAATGTACTATGGTTTTCTATATGGGATGACAATGGTAAGAGCATATGGGATGAGAGGTTCCCTGAAGAGAGAATACTACAGATTAAGGCCGAGTTTGAGTCGGTAGGTAATCTAAATGGATTTTATCAGGAGTATATGAATGAAGCTCAATCGCCAGACAATGCACCGTTTAAGCCACAATATATCAAATTACATCATTACGACTATAAACACGAGGATGGACAGAATCTTCTTGTTCGTACGCTCGATGGCGAAACAGAGCGAAAGCCTGTTGACATTTACTGCGGCATTGACCCTGCTAGTAGTTTATCCGCTAGGAGCGATTTCTTTGTTATTGCTACTATGGCTGTTGACGGTGACGGGAATAAGTATATTGTTGATATTGTCCGGGATAAACTTGACCCTGCGATACAGCCTGAGACGATTATCAATGTTTTTAAAAAGTTTCACCCAAGAAAAATGAAAATTGAGACAGTGGGTTACCAAGAGGCACTTCGGTCTAACGTACGAAAACAGATGCTTGAACAATCCTTGTACATACCCGGATTGGAAAAAGGCATAAAACCAAGGCAAAGAAAGTCCGAGCGATTGTTGTCCTTGGTAGCCCCACTCGCTAGGGGGGAGTTCTTCTTTAGGCCTCAGGATATTCATGCACAAGCAGAGTTTTTATCGTATCCACGTGGGAAACATGATGATATATTGGACGGTATATATTATGCTATAGACGGAGTTAGGCCTTGTAGGAAGAAAGAATACATTAACTCAAAAACACTAAAAAAACCGAATAAAATACTTGATTGGTTAACAATGTAATAGGTAACTTGTCCCGATGGCGTACGAAGAAAACGAAGGAGAAATCCCAGAAGACATCGTAGAGAAGACCCAGACTATATGGAAGGGTTACTCAAATAAGCGAGAACTCTGGGCTCAACAGGCTCAAGAGGATGCTGAATTCCGTTTAGGAAGACAGTGGACAGCAGAGCAACAAAGAATTTTACTAGAAAGGGGACAAGCTCCTCTGGTAGTAAATCGAATACACCCAGCAGTAGAAGCCGCCAAGGCCCTCCTCACATCGGGTAAACCACAATTCAGAGTATCCCCTAGGGAAGATAGCGATAACAAAGTAGCTCAGGTCTTCAATGGGTTACTTGAGTATATGTGGTACATATCGGACGGAACTCAAGCATTACGCAACACTATAGATGACTACTATACTATGGGTATGGGGGCCATGATGTGCTATATCGACCCCTTGAAGGATTTTGGGCGTGGTGAAGTTGTAATAAAAGACATAGACCCATTGGATGTTTATATTGACCCCAACTCTAGAGAGAGGCTAGGTGATGATGCTGAGAATATCATTGTTTCTCGTATGTTCACCAAGGAACAGGCTATGCGAATGTATCCTCAGTATGAGAATGCAATTAAGACATCACAAAGCGACTTACATTCTGATAGGCCAACCACAACAAGAATAGACGACAAGGGGATTGTGTTCCCAGAGGACACGAGTACGAAGACAGACAATAGCTGGGGTTCTAACTCTGAATATATAAGAGGTTATGAGCGTTACTACAAGGTGTGGGTTAAGAGATTTCACATTAAGAACAATATAGATAAGCGTGAAGAAGTCCTCATAGAAGATGAGATGGAAGAATATTTAGCTAGACCTGCTATTAAAATCAATGGGCAACCAATTACGGACCCAAAGAAAGCTGAGGGTATTATTAACCAGCTTACTCAACAGTACGACCAAGCGGTCCAGAAGGCCGAGATGGAAGACGTTGACCCACCTCAAATGCCTAATATAGAGCAGGTTACATTTGCAGACTTAATGAATGAAGGTTTAATTGAGACCGTGTCTGTTCCAGTACAGAGGGTTAAAATGTGCGTCATCATGGGAGATAAGTATTTATACTCCCGCATATTACCCATGGAGCATTATCCTGTCGTGTTGTTTATGAACATTCACACTAGAACACCCTACCCGGTTTCTGATGTCAGGATGGTTAAAGATATGCAAGAGTATATTAATAAGACACGGTCTTTAATTATAGCTCATGCTACTACGAGTACAAATACAAAGATTTTAATACCAAGTGGTTCAGTAGACATGCAGGACTTTGAGCAACGATGGGCACAGCCGGGAGTAGCCATAGAGGTGGATATGGATGGTGGAGCCCCTCAACCAATTCAACCTACGCCATTACCTAATACATTATATCAGAACGAACAGGTTGCAAAAACAGACATTGACCACGCTCTAGGTTTATATGAGTTAATGCAGGGAAATGCTCAAGCCGCACCTCACACATACAAAGCTACAGTAGCCCTTGATGAGTTTGGACAAAGAAAGATAAAGTCTAAATTACAAGATATAGAAACAGGATTGGTTAGGCTAGCAAGGGTAGCAATACCTTTAATGCAACAACTATACCAAGCTGAAAAAGTTATTCGCATTATACAGCCTAACAATAGTATGTCTGAGGTTGCTATTAATCAGAAGCTGTATGATGATAAGACAGGAGAAGTAGAGGTAATAAACGATATATCTAGAGGAAGCTTTGATGTTGTTGTTATCACGGGAAGTACGTTACCAACTAATCGTTTTGCCCAGCTTGAAATGTATATGGATGCTTATGAAAAGGGTATTATCGACAAGAAAGAAGTTTTGAAGAAGACAGAAGTATTTGATATGGAAGGTGTGCTCGAGAGAACTGACCAAGTGGGACAATTACAGGGACAGCTACAAGGGGCACAAGAAGAAATTAAAAAACTTAAAGGCGATATGCAGACTCGTGAGAGAGAAATCTACCACGCTAAGCAGAAAGCTGAACTTGAAAAGTTTAAGTCGAATCTCGATAAGACCAATACTCAATCTAAGAGTGCTGGTAAGTTATTTGAGAAGCGCCTTGATGACGCCTTAGGACAGGTTAAGAGCGAAGTACGGTCCGCCGTAGCTCAAAGTAAACAACGAGATACCTCCAAGTCCTAATGGAGCTCTTAAACAAGAAGGAGTGAACCATGGCTGACCCATTCGCACCGCAAGAAGCGGTAACCGGACAGACACCAGAAGTTCCCCAACCGGAAGCAATGACACCTGAAATTGCGTTTGACGCAACTCAGGATAAAGCTTCCCTCGTAGAAGAATTTTTCCGCGCAAATAAGATGGACGAAACTCCATCTGAAACTGAATTAGAGCCTTCTCCAGTAGAAATACCCTCTGATGAAGTAACGGCAGAACCTGCGATTGATAACGATGTCAAGCGGTATCAATACTGGCAAAGTGAGGCAGACAAAGCTAGGAATGAAAATGTTGAGTTAAAACAAGCACTGAACTCCCAAGCACCGGCTCCTCAGCCAGAACCAGAAAATCAAGTACCAGAGCAAGTTTTTCCAGACCCTCCGCCTAAACCCTCTAAACCGAGGAACTTTAGTCGAGGTGATGCTATGGATGACACTCAATCCGAGTCAGCTACATACTTAGATGATGTTGATAACTGGCGTGACGACATGGATGAATACAATCGTTTACACCAACAATATTCTCAAGCGGTAGTGCAAGAAGAAAGAGAAGCGTTGACTCAGGAGAGGGAAGATATCCAGCGCAATATAGCGGATAAAGAGGTTTATGATACAAATATGTCCAATATGGCGACTCACTTACAACAGCAATATAGCGCATCTCCAGAAGAGATAAAGCAATTTGTTAGTGTAATGGATGACCCCAAGAACATAACTGTCGATAACCTATTTCAGTTATATAGATTGCAGAACGGTGGGACCCCAGAAGGTGTACCAAGTCAACCGGGAACACAAACTGCATCTAGCGAAAGCTTTGAACAGCTAAAAAGAGCCCAACAAGTTCCATCACCGATGGGAGTTGTTTCGGGCGCTACAACTGCCCAAACTGGAGGAAGTGACTCTATATTTGATTCTATGGTAACAGACTATAAAAGCAGAAACCCTTTTAGTTAGGGTTTCGACAAATAAGGAGTTAACTAATGGCAAATGCTTTTAGTAACAGTACTGGTGTTGCACCTCAAGGTGTAAGCATCAATGACTCCCGCCGAATTTATAATTTTGGCGAGAGAGTTTCGGAGCTTGCTCCGCAACAGTCTCCGTTTTTTGTCTATCTTAGTAAAGTTGCAAAGGAGTCTACTGATGACCCCGTTTTCAAATTCTTGGAACAACGTCATCAATGGCAACGTAGGAACTTTATTAGTAAGACAGACGGTGCGGCTTACGCTAAGGGAGCCGAGGATTTAGCGTATAACCTAACTTGTGATTATGATAAGTATGGTAATACGGTCGCAAGTGCGGCACCTCTCTATATACTTGTAGGTCAAGTACTTAGAATCGCTGGAAAGGCAATGAAGGTTTCAGCAGTAACTGCTGGAGATGGTGTTGGTGCGACTTACAATGCTAGTACAACGGCTACATTTACATCAATCGTGGCAACGGCTTTAGAAACTATCGGCGAAACTGATATTGAGGTAGGTTCTCAAGGTCAGGTAATTGGTAGTGCATGGGGTGAAGGAACGGAAGACCCTGAGGGCTGGAAAGACGAACTGTATTCCCGAGAAGGATACTGTCAGATTTTTAAGACAGCAATCCAGTTATTCTCTGGTACAGCTTTGGCTACCCGCTACAGAGGTCGTCCTGATGAATATCGTCGGGTATGGGCTGACAAGCTCATGGAACACAAGATGGACATTGAACATGCTATGCTCTTCGGAGTTGGTGCGTCTGATGAATCCGCTAGTGGTCCAGTACGATACACTCATGGACTAGTTCCTTACACAGAAGCTAACGGTAAGGTTATGAACTTTGATTACTCAAGTTCTACTTACGACACTTTTATCGACCATATGGAGTCATTTTTTGCTCCTGAGACTGGTAATAGTGGAGACAAGTTGGTTTTGGCTTCTCGTAAAGTGCTTGCATGGTTACAGAAGTTAACATCTAGTACAGGTGGTTTCTTGAAGAATACCATCGGTGCTGACCAGTACAGAATGGATGTTCAGAACATTAAAGGTTCTTTTGGTCACGCAGTGACTAAGGTTAATACCATTTTTGGTAACCTTCACTTTGTTGCTGAACCTCTTTTCCGTAACCAAGACGAAGACATTGCACTTGCTGTTGATTTAGCAAATGTAAAGTATCGTCCATTGGTTGGTAATGGTGTGTCAAGAGACACTCACATTATGACTAATGTGCAGAATAATAATGTTGATGGACGGAAAGACATGATTCTAACCGAAGGTGGTTTAGAAATCAGTTTACCCGAAACTCACGCTATTATGAAGTGGGTTGCTTAACACTGGTTAAGTATATTATGGGGGCTCTTTTGAGCCCCCATATGAAAGGTAGCTATGTCATTCACTAATAAAATAAAAAATTACACAAACGAAACATCGAGTGAGAATGTCACTGATGCTCTCGCTAAGGGTGTTGATTATACCCTAGCAACAGTAAAATTAAGAAACCCCGCTATCTGGAGTCAGTTTGCTATAAAAGTGGATAGTGGTAACTCAGTATTTGGGGACATTTATCCAACTTTTAACGTTTTTGATTTACTATCTGTTGATAGGAAACAGGGAGCCGTAAGTTATTGGGCACGACTTATTGATGAGAAAATGATGCAGAAAGCAAAGGACACTAAGTCAATATACTTCGCCACCTATCATGACCCAGTATATTCAATAGGTTCAGACGGAGTAATGGATATACAACCAGAAGAATCAGCAACTAATCCTGCATCTATCTATATAGTAAGGGATTCTGGTGGAAAGACGATAACTGATGCAACTGAAGTCATATTAGATGACAACATTTCATTTGGTGGCGTCTCCCTCGCCCCCGGTGAGCAATTTCCTAGTTTCTGTAAAGAATTAGTAGTACTGCACGCCGCAGAGTGTATTCTTATGGAACGTATGGCTGACTTTAGAACAAAACTACCAACAGATTTAGACGCTGATACCACCTTATTTAACCAAATTGATGATATTGACCTTACTCCACATGGTGTAACATTCCCAACGTCTGAAGTAGATGACGCCTTAACAAAGGCACAAAATCTTATAGACGGTACAGATATGGGCGACGATAGCGGAACTGCTGAAAGTGCTCAATTTTGGTTATTAGATGAAGACGAGGATATGGTTGGTTCAACGTTAAGTGTAGCGGCACAGGAATTAGGAAGAGCCAATGGTATACTAGGGAAATTTAATGCAGAGTTATCATCAAGTACTGCTGATTTAGGTTTAAAAGAAAAAGAATTTCAAATCAATCTTCAAAAGAAAATGGCTCTCTATGACAAGATTATACAAAAATTAACTACTGATTATCAATGGACTCAGGGTCAATTACAATTAATAAGTGCTAAAAAACAGGAATTTATACAACATCAATTACAGGGCGGAGTAAGTGATATAGCGGACGAGGGAAAGGCTAGAGGATGAAATTAGGAGAAATGATTGAAAGAGTCCAACAACATCATCCCAATATGGGAATGGTTGAGATTATTCGTTCCTTAAATGATGCTATGAACGATATGGGTTTTAAAACGGATATAATTGAGTCTGCTGACCAATTCACTACTACAGAGACTGCTGGTGGGAAAGACAGAGTCTATAAGCTAAAGAAGCATATTATGAAGGTTAAAGCCGTAGATTACAACGGCAAAACAATTAAGAAATTAATAGGTAGACCTCTTGAAAGAGACCTGACATAATGGAAAGACAAAATTTAAATATAAGTCAATATCTATGGTGGGTAGAAAGAGATTCTGTCCTCATTGCTTACTATGATTCTAGTACTGATAAGTTTACGTCACCTATTGCTGGGCAGACAATAACTTTATTTTACATACAGAGACCTGATAAATTCCTAATAGATGGAGAAGCACCTGAAAGGGATGGTTTCTCTGGCACGGATGAATATCTAGATGTGGTTTTGGCTAATGGGCTTATGACATCTGCCGTAATGCTTGAACAGGAATGTGAGATACCAGAACAATTTCATGAAGCATTGATATCTAGGGTGGTGGCTAACGGATACGAAAGAAGGGCTGAAACTATTCAATTAGCGTCTTATTTTTTAAATAAGTACGCAGTTGGTGTGCGAGACTGCAAGTCATATGCCTATAGGGGTAGAGACGGTTCTCAAACAACAATTAAGACACAGGACTTTTAATGTTTATTAAAATTCCCAAAAATGGGAAGTACCGTGGGATAGGTCTGAAGACATTCAATGACCTAACTGACTGGTACTATCAGCATATAGACGTAGACTTTAGTAGCTCCTTTGCATTTGCGAGGTTAGTAGCTAAGGCCCCACCTGTCTTTTCAAAGAGTCTCCTTCCGGTCGTACCTACTTATACTAGTGTAGCTAAGCCTTCTCCAATAACAATGACTAGGACTAATACTCCTAAGCCTACATACACAAGGATTTAATATGGCCGGTTATCTAACAGCTAATAAGATTGCATCAACTTACACCAGCTTAATATTTAGAAAAGGCGATAACAAGCTCTATTATGATAACGGCTCCTCTGATGTAGAAGTCCTAAACTTGACAGGTCTTGGTACGGATACTGACTTAGATGGTAGGTTTGAGTTTAACTCAGCAGAAACATTTTCAGGTGCCTTGACAGATGGTGTATTAGCTAGTTTCCAGAATAATGGCGTAACAAAATTTTCAGTAGACTACAATGGTGTAGTCAAATTAAATGAATTATCATCAACACCTAGCAACCCTACAGATGGGGATTTGGCTTTTATAAGTGGTGAA